TGCACTCCTGCCTTGCGCGGGCTTTGTAAAATGAACTTCTTTCTCGAGCATCACGCCGCGGGAGCGATACCCCCGCCGGCGCCAGAAATTGGCCGTCCGCTCGGTGTCGGCCTCGATCGCATCGGTAACCCCAGGCCAGAGAAATACCACGCCGGGAGCGTTCGCCCAGGTTTCCATGGCATCGGCCAGGCCGGCCGCGGCGGCCGGATCACCGCCCTCCCGGACGTAGAAAAACAGGTCCGAGACCATGAGCTCCTTGCCGATGTGATAGAGGCGATCGCACACCGGCAAGATGAAGCCGTGAACCTGGCTGTCGTCCTCGGCCAGGAATAGCTGCATCGCGCCCTCCCAGGCCCGGCCGGCGTTCGCCATCGCGATCTGGCAAAGCAAATGGTGGACGTACTTTTCGTCCAAGGTGAAGGCGGCGTAGCGGCTGCGCGAGTACATCTCCCGGAAAAGCGGGAGAAGCCGCTCGATATCCTTACCCATGCCCCTGCGGACGTTCATCGTTACTGTCCAATCGTTACCTGGGGCATGGTCGGATCGCCGCCCTCGGCCACGTTGCTAAAATCGGGGATCAAGAACGTAATCGGCACGTTGTAGAGCGCCGAGATGGTCTTGACGTCGCTCTCAAAGGCCTTCGCCGCGTTCACCAGGTACGCGCCGCGCGCGCTCGCGGGAATATTGGTGTTGTTGGTGATGGTGTTCACCAGGCTGGTATAGGTGCTTCGCGCGTTCGCAACCGCCGTGGCGATTTGGCCTTTCCGGGTGGCGTCGTTCTGCGCTCCGGAGATTTCCTTGTCCGCGTTAATCCGGTCGAGGGTCTGCTTCTCCTGCGAGGTGAGTTGCTGGCCCAGGCGTTCCTTCTGTGCAAGTTGATCGCGCAAGGCCAAGGCCTCGGTCGATGACAACTGCATCCCCAGGCGTTCCTTTTGAGCGGCCTGTTCGGCGAGCGCAATCTTCTCCTGGGCCGCACGGTTGGCCGCGCCCTCGGCCGCCTGGCCCGCGATCTGAGTTTGCAGGCGGCCCGCCGCGGCTTCGTTTTCCAGGCGAGCAATTTCCTTTTGGGTCTCGCTCTGCATACCGGCGATCTTTTCCGAGGAGGAGGTGTTAATGCGCGCCACGTCCTTGGTGCCCTCGGTCTGCATCGTCTGGAGCTTCTCGCGGCCAGGCTGTTGGATGATTTCCTGGTTCTTGTTCGCGAGTTGGGTCGCATCTTGTTGCGCGATTGGCAGGGCCGCCTTGTAAGCGGCCTCCTGCCCCATACCCACGGAAATGCTGGAATCAATGAGGCCGCGCCGATTTGCGGCCTGGGTGGCCTGGGTGCGGGCTTGTTGGATCAAAGGGCTGTTGGTGTCGACCAGGCCCTTGACCTTGCCCTCAACGCTGTCGTCCTCGTACTTCCAGGTGCTTGTGTTCGGATCGAACGGCATCGGTAGCCCCTTTTCTAGGCCAGAATTTCGTCGGCGCGGGCTTGAGTGATTAGGCCAGCCGTAACCATGCTCGCCACGGTCAATGCCATGGTGGTCTTGGGCGTGTCGTCCACATTCCGCGCGTCAGCCTCCAGCCATGTAATATTTTGCCAGACGGTTTGATCGGGCGCTTCACAGGCAAAGAACGCCATCTTTTCCTGGTTAGTAAGTTTCTTTTGCAGCGGCGCGTAATGGATGATGACGGAGGTGATTTCACCGCCTTGGTATACGAGTTCCATATTATTATCCCTTCAACCAGACCGCCGGTGTGCCGCCGACTCCCGCAGTAGTATTGGGGCGTGAGGCTTGCGAAGTAGTGGGTGCTACTGCTGTAGCAGGAGCGGCGCCATAGGTCGTGTCCACATAATGAGCAAACACATGCAAATCGCCTGTACCACCCGTACCCGGCGCGCTCAGATTTCCAATGAAATGCGTAATTGCAGGACCAAAGCCAAAGCCTGCGAGCGATTCCAAGCCAAACGGCACCATGCACTCAACGCCAACCGACGAGTCACCCCAAAACGCCAGCCAGTAGGTTCCGGGTGTTGCCGCCCATGATGAGCCTAGTGTCCGAAGGGCCGCGGCAGCGGTAAGCGTAACTTCACCGAAGTCCTTTACCAGCGTCCCAGGCCCGCCAGCGGCTCCATCGTCCCTGAACACCATGATGCGGATTTTCTTGCCGGTATCCGCAGCGCTGGTGTTGTAGAACGAAACGCCAGCAAATGTTTTGTTCGCCCATATTGCGAGAGGCACGTAGGAACAGCGTGTCGCCGTTGTCGCAACTGCGGCACTTCCCTGCATGTAACCGATTGGCGTGTAGTACGCCCCGGTGATGTAGCCCGGAGGATTTTGATTAGCGAACCAACCGGATCCCGGGAAAACCCCAGACCGGCGCGAAGAACGGAGTGCGCTTAGAACGCTACCGAAAATGTCGATCATGCGAACACCACCTGCTGAACGTTGATGTGCGCGGTCAGGACGTTGGCCGCATCGGCAAACGCCTTCAAGAGAAGGCCGTTACGCACGTAGATGATGAAGCTGCGTGTCTCCTTGGAAGGGACATAGCCCCCTTGATTGTCGTCGGGTGCGGTGGTCCCACCACATTCAAACGTCACTAGGCGGTCCACGCTATCGGAGTTGTAGACCTTGACCTCGACCACATCCACGCAGCCATCAACAGTTGATGCCTGGCCGGTATGGAGCAGGGTTCCCGGGCTTGACGTTGCAGCAATCTTGATACCCTTGAAGTGGGTCGCTGCCGATGCGGGAATGATTTTGATGGTTGTGGTCATGCGTTAAACCCCCGAAATGAGTTTGGCGTAGAGCGCGGCCTGGCCCTCGTCCACCGTGAGAGTGATTTTGCGACTACCAACTGCGCCCGTCTTTGTGACCGACACGCCCACACCCAAGATCTTATTTTCGAGATAGTCGGGGGTGTCTGTGGAATCCACGGCGGTTTTATTGTTCACGGTCAGCGTACCGATCGTGACGCGCGGGTTGGCGATGCGGTGTTGGTTGTTTGTTAGATTGTAGATGGTCTCGGTATCAGCCCCGAGGATGATTTCGCCACCGCTCAAGGCATTGCCCCCGCCATCCGTTATGGCAATGGCGCCTGTGCCTCCGGCATTGAGCGTGGCGGGTCCGGTGTTGGTGAGCCCCGCGCGCCATACCAAACGCAGGCCATCGCTTAACGTGACCGCATAGGGTGGTGTCACCACGTAGGCATTTACCGCGCCGCTATCAGAACCACAAAAGTTGATGCGCCCCTCATAGACCTCGGCCTTGCGCGGGAGGAGGCCGGCAAAGGACTGGATTGCCGTGAAAAGCGTATTCAAAGGTTCGGCGCGCGCGGTGGTCTTGCGGACCAGGGGCGACGTGAAGTTGAACCAATCATTGCTCATTAGGAGGCCACCTTCATGCGATTAAGCCGGCGGAGAGAGTAGTGGTAGCTCATGGCGCTGACGGTGTAGGGCCGCTCGTAAGTCATGTTTGAAATGACCGCGAGGCTCATGTTCTCGCCACGGCCGCGGAGCTCGAGGCGGCCTTTGCCGATGGTCGAGGCTGACCAAAGAAACTCATTCCAGTTGTAGAAGTCGGACCAGATGCCGCCGTTTCCGGCAATCTCAAGAACGCGCTCGGCCGTCGGCGATTGCAGGGCATCCCCGCCGTCGTATTCGGCGTGATAGGCCAGGCTGGCCGTGCTGGGGAACGTCCCCTCGATCGTGCCGGCGTGGTAGCGCTTGATGTAGTCCGGGGACTTCGCGGCGTCGTAGGCCGTGCGGAAGTAGGCCTCAATTTCCGTGCCGTCGAAATTGTACCCGCTGTCCAATTCGTACAGGTAGCCGGTCGAGTTCCCCATAAGCATGACCTCATTGCCGAGGCCGTCCTCCATGCTCGAGACAAAGCTAGGCGCCTCGGGAAGGTTCGATATGAGGATCTGTGGGAGTGAGGTAGCGCCCGTAGCGGGGTTGATGGTCTGTGCGCCGTAATAGACGTGCAGGACAGAGCCATCCGAAAAGAAAAGCCGGTACTGGCTCTTGCGCTTGCACACCAGGGAAGCCACCGGGGTAACGCCCAGGGCCTTCTTGCCCGTGAGCCAAGGCTCGATCAGGCGAGTGAGGGTGGAAATATTGAAGTTGCCGAAGGTAGCGCCGCCCGTGGCGTCCCGAAGGCCCGCGTCGTCCATGTAGGTGGGCTTGTTCACCATTTGAATGGTCCATTCGATGGCGCCCCCCACGGTCGAATTGTTCAAAAGCTGGAAGTCATTGATATCGTGCCCCAGCAACATTTTGGTGTAGTTGCGGGTGCAGACGAAAAGCGCCTGGTTGTAGGGGCCCACCATGCCGGTGCACTCGTCGCCCAGGCCGTAATCGCCGGCGCCGAAGGCGGCCGTGTAGTTATCGGGCATACCGTCGCCCGAGTTGATGATCCGGCCCCCGCGAAAGCTCAAGATCAGGTGTTGCTCGTCGATCGCGATATGGTTCGGGGTGTCGGTGGTCTGCGAGCTTTGCAGGAGCACAAAGGTGGTCCCGTCAAACTCGAAGGCCGGGCCCACACCGTTCACACCGTAGATCCGGCGGCTGGTCGAGAGGCCATAGAAGTTGTGGATCACGGTCTCGTATCGGCCGCCGGCCGGCAAGGTGATGGCCGAGGAGTCGCCGGCGATCGTCGCCACGTTGAGGTTTGCGCCCACGTTGAGGTTTTCGGCGACGAATACGCCGGTTTGGGAGGCGAAGAAAATCCAGCCCGCGGCGTTGCCGGTGGTCTCGTCCTGGCTCGAGGTGAGCGTGATCCGGGTAACCGTGGCTTGGGCGCCCGAGGTCGCGCCGGTAATGACGTCGCCCACCTGGATCACGTAAGTGCCGCCGGAGGTGTAGGCCAGGCGCCGGCCGAGGGCCACCTGGACCCAGCCCGCGGTGGTGGACTTGTAGAGGCGGGCTTCCGTACCGCCGGTCCAGTCGCGCACCACGTAGCGCACGCCGGCGAGGACCCAGCCCCCGCGGAGGTTCCCCTGGCCTGGCACGGCGCCGATAAGCGCGCGCTGGGTCTCCTGCGCGTCCTGGGACCAGGTGTTGTGGTTGGTATCATTGAGGGCGCCCTCGAGCGCTGCCACGCCGTTCGCCACGCATTTGGTGACGGCCGCCACCTGTAGGTTCTCGTTATCCTGGAATGTACCGCTGAGGGAGGTGAGCACCAGGTAGCCGGCGGCATTGGAGCCGCCAAATGTCCCGGACTCGACCACCATGGCGATCAGGGTTTTTCCGGTGGCGCCGGAGGTGGCGCCGGTGACGGTCGCGCCCTCGGCGATCGTGGCGGTGCCGGCGTCGAAGTTCAAAACGTAGTACGTCGCCGCGGAGGCCTTAGTCTGCCCGTCCACCCGCTCATAGCCGTCAATGCGGTGCGCGCCGTCGGCCGCCGGTTCGTGGTTCTCACAAGCGATTAAAACCCCGGGCTGCTTGAGAGCCGTCGGGGTCACCAGGTCGAGGGTCGGGATGATGCGGAAGGACCGCGGTTGCTGCGTCATGCGATGGGGTCTCCCCCAATCGTGTACGGGTCGTTCTGTTCGCGATCGAGGAGCCGGCCAATTTCCTTTACCTGGTCCATGGCGGTCTGGATCGCCTGGGGGGTGGCTTCATCGGCGTTCTGCGCGCGCTCGACGGCCAGCCAGGCAATGAGTTCATGGAAGTCCTCGGGAAGCTCGGGCTCGTCGTCGTCGCCATCGAGCACCTGGGGGGAGACAACGCACTCGCCCTTGAGGATGAAGGCGTCATTGGGCGGTGGGCCCAGCATGAGGTCCCGGGTCTGCGGGTCGATTGACCACTCGATAGGCCGGTTGGAATCCACCGAACCGCGGAGGTAGCGCTCCACGTAAATATCCCACTCGATGAATTGAAGCGGGCCTTCGTCCGAAATGCCGGTGGCCTCGAGGTACATCGTGAGGGGCTGGTACACGCTGCCATCGCTCCTCCTGGTGTCGGTGATCCAGCGGGAGAAGCGGGTAATACCGAGGGCCGAGGCCGAGTAGCGGGCCAGGTCAACGGTCGTGGCCGAGGTCGCCGTCCAACGTCGGCGCATCCACTTCCAGCGGGGGCGCTTGAGTTGCAGGCGCTTCCAGGAGTCGTTCACCCATTTGACGATCGAGCCGAGAATCCCAACCTGGTTAATGGTGGTCTCGGGGAGACCATCCTCAACCACTTGGGTTT